TTGATTATGACGAAAGGACATACTACATATTTGATAAAGCCAAGAGCTTGTTGCGGATTAGTTTCCGTGGCTGGCTCTTTTTTTTGTCATACAAAACAAAGGTTAGTTGCAAATCGGGTAATCCAAAACGTGTAATTGACGGTAATTAAAAGTTAACATAAAATTAGGTAATATGACAGATTTAGTTTTTAAAGGTCGGAATGACCAAGTTTTAACTAACAGCCTAAAGGATTTTATTGAAACAATGTATCCTGATTTAGGAGATTGTATAAAGTTGTATGAAGATTGTTACACAAAATGTATAATTTGTGCTGACGGTAGCGTATTAACGCAACTTGAATTAGCTGATTCATTAATAGAATATGCGCTCCTTGGTAATTTTGACAAAGCTGTAGTTGTAAATAGTTATTTATTCGGAGATCGTAAGATGTTGCATTATGCGATACTTAAAACTATGGCAGAAGTATTAAGTAATCCTCCAAAAAATTGTAAAAATAGAAGTACATATCTTATGAAAGACAAGAATACAGGCCTTGTAAAAATAGGTTCTTCTTCAGATATATCCGTTCGTATTCAGACATTATCTTGTGGGAATCCATATCTATCTATATTGGCTGTTCTTGATAAAAACATAGAAAAAGAACTTCATCTCAAATTTGCAGATAAAAAAATAAAAGGTGAGTTTTATAATCTTACAAATGAGGATGTGTCACATATAATAAAAAAATATGGATTTACAAGCTATGTAAAATCTATTATATAAAACTTACTTTCAATGAGAGATGTAATCTACAATTTTATCAACGAGCACATGATGATACATATTGTGCTTATAGCCTTGTGTATTGCGGCTACAATGGGGGCGATGTTAGTGGACCTTATCACGGGAGTAATGAAAGCCAAGCAACGGGGAGAGGCAAGAACATCCACTGGGTATAAGAAAACAGCCGTCAAAGCGAAGAAGTATTTCACCCCGTTCATAGAATTGTGCTTCATTGACCTGTTATGCTGTGTTGTTATCCCCTTCCCTGTTTTTTCTATGATCTGGACGGGTTACTGTATTTTCTGTGAGTTTAAATCGGTACGCGAAAAATCATGGGAAAAAGCGGAGTTGCGCAAGGCGGAAAAGACAATGAGTGTGATTATCGAGAACAAGGATGATATTGCCAAGATCATGGCCCAGATACTATTTGACAACGAAAATAAAAAGGAGGATAAGAAATGAAATATTTTACAATTGCGGAACTCTGCAAGTCAACGACTGCTGACCGCTTGGGTATTAACAACAGATGCAGGCAGGAGCATGTGACTGCTCTGACTGCCTTGGTGGATAACGTACTGGACCCGTTACGCACATGGTGGGGAAAGCCAATAACAGTAAACAGTGGCTATCGCTGTCCGGAACTTAATGCGGCCGTCAAGGGAAGCAAGACCTCGCAGCACATGAAAGGGGAAGCTGCTGATATTGATACTGGCGACCGTCAGCAAAACAAGTTATTGTTTGAATATATCCGAAAGAACCTTCCCTATGATCAATTGATTGACGAAAGCAATTTTGCATGGGTGCACGTCAGTTATCGGTCTGACGGTGCCAATAGAAAACAAGTGTTAAGTTTATGAGACAAAGGATCTATATATGGATTGCGATAGCGATAGTATTGCTATTGATACTTATTTAAATACAATAATATGAAATGGCTTCCTTATATATTAATAATTGTGCTCGCTTTCGGTTTAGGATGGTTTGTAAAGCCATCCCCCGAAGCAGTTATAGAGGAAAGAACGGATACGGTGTTCAGTACAAGTATCATTATAAAGAGAGATACTGTAAAGTCTTATCTTCCTTCTCCAATACTGTGTTGGCATGATGGTGATACAATCCATGTAGGAGACACTGTTCTTCCTGTTGAGCAGAAGATATACAGAGATAGTGATTACATCGCTTATGTGAGTGGTTACAGACCTAACCTAGATAGTATCTATGTTTGCCCTAAAACACTGACAGTAACAAATGATATCTATCACACGGTTAAGATAAAACCTAGAAGATGGGGTCTGGGAATAACAGCCGGTTATGGATTTGGTAAAGATGGTTTTTCTCCTGCGGTTGTCGCAGGAATAAGTTATAGAATATGGTAATCAACAGAAAGGAGGTGCAAGATGAAATAGCAACATCAAGTATCATCCGCCACAGGTAGAAGTGTGGCATATAATAGAAAAACTCATTTAATAAAAGTAATTCTTTCAGGGGCTTAGAATCAAAAAAAAGCCCCCAACGCTCATATTAATATTGCCACATAAAAACATGATAAAAGCATAAGACACTGCACGTTGGAGGCTAAAATATCTTCAACAAAATGTCTTATGCTTTGTTCGTCAATATCTTGTTTTATGTGGCATGGCAAAGATAAGAATAAAAATTAGAAAAAAACATGTGCAAGTCAGAAATCTTTGCCAAAATAATTAATATTGTTTCAAAAGAAACAGAAGTGTCTGTTGACCAAATATTATCGTCTGATAAGAATATGGAGACAGTGGATGCCCGGTATCTTCTTGTATCTCTTCTTTTCGAAAGTGGCATGTACCCTTCACAGATAGCCGCTCATATTCACAAAACCAAACGTGCAGTCAACTACATGATATCTAATTTCCATGAGAGGATAGAGAGTGGGAAAATGATGAGAATATATTGGGATAATATAAAGAATTTGTTGGGAAACAACTGATTTTCCATGAGTTATGATATGTATACTTTTGCATACGGTCAATTTTGACCGGGATACAAAATACAAATACTTATGGAAAGAACTTATGTTTTTAATTCAGACGGAGGCAATGGAGGTTCAGGCGGTAGCAAGCTTGACATTACCGCCATGCTTCCCGGAATGTTTGGGAACAAGGGGATAGACCCTAACCTGCTTGCCTTGATGAATAACGGCAACGGCTTTGGAGGACAGGACGGATGGTGGAGCATTATCTGGCTTGTTGTGATAGCAAGTATCTTTGGATGGAACGGCAATGGTGGCGGTTTGTTCGGTGGACGTGGAGGAAACGGAGCTAACGGACTTCCGGCAGAATTGGCAGGAAACGCAGGACGCGAATTGTTGATGCAAGCTATTCAGGGTAACGGTAATGCTATCTCTCAATTGGCTTCTTCATTCAACTGCTCTACCCAACAGGTTCAGACAGCATTGTGCAATGTTCAGAATAGCATTACACAAGTAGGTAATCAGGTGGGATTGTCAACCAACCAGATTATTAATGCTATGCAGTCAGGCAACCAGTCTATCCTTACTCAACTTGCCGATTGTTGCTGCAAAACGCAAACAGCTATTGAAAGACAAGGCTATGAAGGACGTTTGCAGAATTGCGAATCAATGAATGCCCTTACCAATACAATGAACAACAATGCATTGTCATTGCGTGACGGTGCTACTGCCAACACGAATGCTATCCTTGCTAAACTTGATGCAATTCAAAATCAGGCATTGCAGGACAAGATCGCATCTCTTACTGCGGAAAAGGCTACTTTAACAGCCGAAATATCCCAGCGTAATCAGAACGCCACTATCCTGAGTGCAGTAGGACAACAGATTGCTCCTTTGGCAGCCGGATTGCAGGCATTACAAGGAGACGTAGATAAAATCAAATGCAAGCTCCCCAATACTGTGAGTGTTCAATACCCCAATTTAACCGCTATTAATACAGATTGTTTCCGTGCAGCCGCCTACGGTGCATATATGGGTGACGCTGTATACGGACGTAGTGGATGTGGTTGCAACAACTACTGGGGTTAATCCGGTAAGAAAGGAGGTAGATATGTGGCCTAACTTTTTTACAGGATTCCCATTCCCATCAATCGGAAGAACAAATTTCAACACTCTTCCTACGGTGGCTGTAACAGTCGGTACTGAGAATGTGACTTTGGAACTTCCTAACCACGCATTCCGTAACAGGGATTATGTTGGAGGATTCTATATCAGCCTCCGTCAGGCTATACCTGCCGGCACGACTGCTACACTTCCGATATTGATAGGAACTAATGGGGACACAAGACCGTTGATGGCTTATAACAATGAGCCTGTGACTGTTGCAAACTTGGCTGGAACCGGCATCTATGAGATCCATTATAACAAGTACACCAACGAATTGTATCTTGTTAATGGAGGGTACAGACCGACAACGGCTCCGGCTCCTACAGTAGAAACCGCTTCTTTACGGAGCAAGTAATAATTAACATGGAGTTTTGTGGTGGTTCCCAAAATGGGAATAACCACACTCCTTAAAATTAAACAATCATGTTTCAATCACTTCGTACCAATAACCAATTGTATATACTTCATAAGGATGCTAACCCGTTTATCGAATACGGCCCGGTGGTCAGCGTTTCCGCTCCCAAGCCGAAATATCCTATGGCATCCCCTATGGGACAGTTGCCCCAAATGGAAATGGTTGTGGATGTTGTTGTCTGCATCAACGGGCAGAACACGACATTCCAAAATCTTCCTGCCGGCATGGATATAGCCGACTTCGGACAGAACGGGAATATCGTAGTGTCATGCTCGCGTGATGCTATGAATAACGAGGTCGCTTCTATGAAACAGAAAAGCATAGACATCATCAACAGCATGGACTTCCACAATTCCGTCATTGCAGGGTGTGACAAGATGCTTACGCTCTTGAACCCTGAATTTGCCGAGAAACAACGTCAGGAGCAGGAAATATCCTCTCTGAAAGGGCAAATGGCGGAAATGAGCAAGAATATGTCTGACCTTATGGATTTGAACAAACGGCTCATGGAACAGCTCGGAGTGGTTGAAACATCCAAAACAAAGAAATGATTATGGGAATGTGGGAAATATTAGAAGAAGGGCGTGACGATTACGGACGCGGCTTCGGTATGAGAGGTGACGAGGTGGAGGAAGCCTATAAGGAAGGCTGCCGCAAAGGTTACGAAAAAGCCATGAGAGAAATGCGCGGAGAAATGGGTTTCCGTGATGGCGGAAGAAGTTATTCAGGTGGTGGAAGCTCATCCGGCATGGATGAACGCAGATACCCCGGATACTTTCCTGAATATCCGCGTATGGATGACATGGGCGAACGCAGACGCAGACGCGCCAACGGTGAGTTTTATTAATGGTGGAGGGGTGGAATGCCCCTCTTTTTAAATAAAGGTTATGGAACAGAGATTGGATACATACAGCAGATTTCCATCGGGCATGAGGGAATATCTGGAAGCATACGGCTTTCATTTCAGCAAGAAACTTTATGAATGGGCCGTTTCAAAAATGAAGGTGAAAGACGAAGCCACGGGCAAAGAGAAAAAGCTGGAGCCGTGGAGCAAAGATGAAGTGGACGATATGCTGAAAGCGAACGGAATTACTATCGAGCACGACAAGGGTTATGACGTTGCTTATGTCGCAAACATGCTGAAAGCGGATTTCTATAAAAAATCATTGGTTGACGAGGCACACTTGTGCAAGCATATAAAATGCTACCTTGATGATATTGATGGCGATCCTTGCAGGGCGTTTGACGAGTTCTTTGCCACCTGTATAGGTAAAGGGATTCCTGTAATCTGGTCGGATGTGATATGATTGTTCAGGAGTTCTACATACCGAAATATGGAGACTGGCACGTCAAAGTGTATTATGCGGTACACACCTATTGGGCGGATCGGATTATTATGGACCTGTACCGTATAGGATGCAGGGGGGATTCCCTCAAGCGTGCGTATCGCAATCTGACCGAAGGCAGAATGAATACCGGTCTAACCTATTCGGACTACAGGAAAAGAGAGACAGTAATGGTTATCTCACTAACCTCTACCCCCGAAGAGTTTCAAAATTCGTGGGACCACGAAAAAGGTCATTTGTGCCGGCATATCTCCAAGGCTTTCGGGATTGATCCTTATGGAGAGGAAGCGCAATATCTCAGTGGATATGTCGGTCAAAAGATGTTCCCTGTAGCCAAAAAGTTCTTATGTGAACATTGCAGAAAGGGAATGGAAAAATAATAATCGAACAGAAGCGTTCTTTGACTTGTTGGAATTACCGTTTTTACAAAATAGTCGTGAAATTATATACATAAATCCAATAAAATTATATATCTTAATTATATGATATTATTGGAATAACAAATACTTTATTCTATCTTTGAGCCGAATTTTAAATTATAGATGGAAATGGAACAAGAAAACAACAATGCGATTCTTTCTTTTGAAGACTTTAAAAACCAAAACGGCATCGTTTATTGGTGGGCCTCAGAAGTAATGGTTATGCTTGGATATAATGATATGAAAGCATTTTGTAAAGTTCTTGACCGCGCGACAAAGGCTTTTGTTTCGCTCAACATTCCTCATTATGAAAATATAATAGCTGTGAAACGCAATAATAATGGTGTTGAGTTCCAAGACTTCAAACTTACACGTTTTGCGTGTTATCTTGCTGCTATGAATGGCGATCCAAAGAAGCCAGAAGTAGCATTGGCGCAAGCTTATTTCGCACAGCAAACACGAAAATTTGAATTATACATTGAAAACAATCAGGAAATAGACCGCGTGCTAATACGTGAAGAACTTGCAGATGGAAACAAATCTCTCGCTTCAACAGCAAAAGCCGCAAATGTTACTGATTATGCAAAGTTTCAAAATGCAGGTTATCTGGGTATGTATAATATGGAATCGTGGAAGCTTGAAAAGAAACGTGGCGTTAAAAAAGGAAAGCTATTTGACAGAATGAGCCGTACCGAACTTGCTGCCAATCTATTCCGTGTTACCCAAACCGAAGAGCTTATAAAGAGTAAACAAATATCTGGACAAGCTAATTTAGAACAAACACACTATACTGTTGGAAGACAAGTCCGAAATATAGTAGAACAAAATACTGGGCGCAAACCTGAACAGTTGCCACAAGAAAAAGAATTGCCTATAATTAAAAAAGCTCTTAAAATGACAGCAAAGGAAATGAAAAAGATTGATAAATAATTTTTTCGAATTGTAGTTTTGTTCTGCAATCTAAAGGTGCAAAAAAAGATACCCCCCATACATCTACACTAGTGAGCTACGGTCAACGTAGCCTTTCAATGTATCAAGGGCTATCTTCATGGCGCAAAGATAAAATTAAATATTCAAAAACGCAAAATAAAGTAACTATTTAGCATTAAGCGGTAATCCCCAACGGTTTTACCGCTTTTTTTATGTTTATATATGGAAGAAGATAAGTTGAGCATATTGCTTGAACAGGCTGATGATGTGCCTCACTGGTATTTTTGTCGTTTACTTGCTGTGATGCGATGGAACGTATAGAGAGGTGGATATACAGGCTGATACCTCTTGCCGTGTTGGCAAGGGTGATATCGTTGTGCTCAAATTTTCATTAGCATTATGTCAGCTTTCATTTCAATATATTCTTTGTATTTGCTTGGATTGTTTATATAATCTGCAACTCTGTTTATTGCTATTTCTGCCTGTTTGAACCTAGTCTTTGTATAGTATCTTACTACTCCCCTTCCGTTGTCAGAATGTGCCAGACAATAATCTATTATGCTGTCAGGTATTCCAAGATCGAAGGCGTATTGTGCAAATGATTTTCTTGCAGAATAAAATACTACTTTTTCTTTAATCCCTAAATTATCTGCTAATGTAGATAAAGATCTGCATACATACCTTGAAAAATTATGATAAGAGAATTTATAACCAAAATCAAGTTTGTTTGTTCTTCTGTTTATCCATTGATTTATAATTTCTTTAGCTGGTTCTATTATAGGAAGAACACAGGTTTGCTTTGTTTCTGTTTTAAATCTTGTTTTCATTCTTATAAAACTTACTTTGTCCCCGTCGAATCTGGCATTCATTATATCAATTAAATTCATTCCTCCTAAATAAAATGACAACATAAAAAGATCTCTTGCTACAATGTATTTTTTTTCTTTGGGATTGCTACATCTTATTGTGTTAAAGCTTTTCAAAGAAATATCCAGTTCTCTCGGTGGTGATTTGGGGATTTTTTTCTTGATAAAGGGATGTATGTCATATCTTACTTCTCCTGAGTTGATACTTCTGTTTATAACGGCTTTTGATTGTGATAGCATCATTCCTATTGATGTATTTCCTATTTTCTTCGTTTCTTTGAGAAATCTTGAAAATCCTTCTATTAGATTAGGGGTTATATCTGACATTAATATTTCCCCTTTGGTAAATTCTGTAAAGTATCTACAGTTTCTTTCTATTAATATGGCATAACTGTTTCTTCCTTCCTCTTTCAGATTTTTTATAAGAACATTACAGGCCTGTTGGTATGTTACATAGCCATTTTCTTTGAAGTCAGTTCCAGATTCAAGCATATTCTTTATTTGTCTGCAAGAATATAGGGACTGGTTTTTTATATTATCCAATCTTTCTTGCAGTTCATTCATCATGCTTCTTAATTTGGTATTTATGATGGATGCATCTGGTCTTTTTACTACTTGTCCGTTTTTGAACTGGGAAATGTTGTCAATGATAAAGTGTGTTACAATATAGCAAGTTTCCTGTTTATGGCAGACTGCTACCCTTATTTTATGTCTGCCATCCTTTAAAGCTTTTGCCTTGAAAATTGTTAATTTGATAGTTGCCATAATAGATTAAAATTTGAAGGATAAGTTTTGGATAAGTTATTTTGTCCACCACTGGACAAAAATCCTTTTTTTTTAATCTATAAATCGAATAGTTATTTAGTAAAATCATTAATATAATATCCTAAGTATAAGATAATTAGTATGGTTTTACCTTTGAGCCGAAACCGGGACTCGAACCCGGGACCTATTCATTACGAATGAATTGCTCTACCAACTGAGCCATTTCGGCAACTGTTTTTTCTGCAATATCGGGTGCTTTTCTGAAAAAGCGTTGCAAATATATATCTTTCTTTCGAAATAAAGAAACTAAAAGCGGATAATTTTTCAGTTATCCGATTTTGTTATGTCAATTGATGCCGGATTTATTAGTAGGCTTCTTCATGTATCCCTTTCATGGCCCATCCGCTTGGTTCGTTTATGTTCTTGAAAGCGGTATCCCACGTAAGAGCTTCAACGGTAGAATTGTTTTCTTTTATGTAAAGATTATAACATCAAGGCGTAAAAACTATTTTACACTAATTGCTCTCCTCATCAAACACCCGTGATATACTGAAATTTACCCACTCCATACCCAAACAATTCAATATCCGTCAAAGTTTGATGGTCTTTACCTTACCCGGAATGATGGTCAGATGCACCGTTCCATCCTTTTCTATCTCCACCTTCTGATATCTGGCCTCCACCACCACTTTTC